TTTTGATTTCTTTTTCTTTGCCATAAAAAAAGCCCCCTAGTGGGGGCGCAAAAAGAAAAGGGGGCCGAAGCCCCCTATCCTTACTTCCTAATTAGGAAGTGGTGAGGTCAGCGAGGAAACCAGAGGCTTTCTCGTTCTTCGACTTCAGACCATACTCAACGAGGATATGCTTTTTCATGCTATCGCCCGTTTTTGCAAGATCTTCAGTTTTGAACTCACGCAGATAGCAGATGCTCCAGTAGTCCATATCCAAGAACCAAGCGTCACCCGCCCGCTGGAAGCGGTTAGGTACAACTTTCATGGTTCCGAAATCAGACACATAAACATCCACAGCCGCGACAACGTGCGCCGGGGCTACCTTATCGGCAGCAGTACGCAGTGACGAAACGGACTGAGTGAGATCGCTGATCGCCTGTTTGTTGAAAGCACCAACCATGATGATGTCAGGCTCACCACCATTGTCATAACACTCGCGGATCACGGTTTTCATACCAGCTTCCGTGATTGCACCAGGCGTACCAGCAGCAGTGGCGGTGTCGCTTCCGTCACCGGAGCTTGCAGTACCGACTGAGGACGTACCGAGCGAGTGATAGTTTGAAGCCACCCAAGACCCAAGACCGGCAGTCTGTCGAGCAGTACCGGACGAACCAGCAGATTTGGCGACATTATCCATCAACATCTTTTCCATGTCACGCTTAAGAGTCTGCGCGGCACGGGCCATGTGGTAAGCCATCTCTGACCGGGATTTCCCGGCGAAATCTACTGCTTCTGAGGTTCCACTGACCTGTACAGTCTCTTTCGAGATTTGCGAGTAGTTGGTCAAGCGGGTGGTTTCTACGATAGCTGCTGCCGTTGAATCATCACCTTCAGCGTGACGATTGGCGGCGGCGGCTGCGAGAACATCAGTCTGCCATTCAAACAGAACATTGTCGCAAGATTCGCGGCCACATCCTGTCAGAAATGGAGTCGTGGTAGGCGAAATGTCGTAGATAACATTCGCCAAGTCCTCGCGTACCCCGATAGCACTATGTACCTCACGGGTATTTGAAGGAACAGCCATTTTTTAAACTCCTAAATGAAATCCTCAAAAACCTTGGCCGCATCTCTAACGTGACCACTGTTTTTGAGTTGGTTGCGTTTGGTTTTGAGTGCATCTCTCTGCGCTTGCGTTCTGGATGCCCCTTTTCCGGCACGGATGACCTTGGGTTTCCCTTTCAGCTTTTTTGCTTTGGGGTTAGCGTTCTGCATCTGGTCGTACAGCATGGCCTTGCGTAAAACCAGAAATGAACGGTGGTCAACAAGAGAGTCGATTTCAGGCTCACTGTAGCCTTGGGTTTGTGCATACGATCTGAGTTCTGTTGCAAGTTGCCTCTGGGAATCTGCTTCGCCCCATTCCGGTAGAGCAGCAATGAGTTTTGATTTCTCATCCTCTACTACCTTGGCCCACTGTTGTTCTTTCTCAGCCGCGCTTCTAGCCATAGCTTGTTTGGCCTTGGTCTTTACTTCTTCAGCCTTTTCTTTGGCTTCCTGAAACTCTTGTCTTTTTGTGACGTACTCTAGGGGATCTTCCAAGCGTAACCTTTCCCAATCAATATCAAACTTCTTGATGTCTTGATTTTCGGAAAGAGCTTGCAAGTGCTGGATGTACTGTTGTCTCTCTGCTTGAATCTGCTGGAGTTGGGAGTTGTACTGTTCAGTCAGACTCTCCATCTCCTTTCGTTGTTCTGAAAGAGACTGCGTTTTTTTGGTGTAGTCACTTTGGCGTAAATAGCCTTTCCTGAGTTCGTCGGCAGAGAGTTCCTGTCCATCTACTTCAAATAGGAATTCTGCTTCCTCATCTTCGGTGATTTCACCCTCAGATTCTTCTTCGGCTTCTAGCTCTTCGCCTTCTTCCTCAGTTTCCTCTGACGCTTCAAACGGTATTTCCGCTTCTGAAGGTTCGGCCTCCTCGACTTCCGGGGTTTCTTCCGAGTCCATCAATCCGAGAATGGCCTTTTGCGCTTCCGCAATCGTGCCAGTGGGTTCTGTTTGAGTGTCCACATTTAGCTCCATGAAAAAAAGGGCCGAATGGCCCTTCCCTACATCCTTGTAGGTAGTTTTCTAAAAAAGGATCTTAGAATCTCTTTGTGCTTTCGCCATCTGACCACTTGCGATAAGTGATTCAAAATGAGCTTCAAGCCGTGAAAGGATCTTAAGTCCTAGCCACAAGGTTTCCCTTGCGTTCGTATCCTGGGCGGGTGAGTTTTCCCACCTGTCCAGAAATTCTTGTCGTAAGGTGCTGAACGCTTCCTGAACCAAAGGATCTTCAAGAATCCGTTTAGCACCATCCGCACGTTGTTCTTCGTTCATGCTGTGCGAGATTTCTTCTTTTTCTTCTTCTGCTCCTCTAAGGCGGCGAAATATGCCTCCAAACCCTCCGGGGTGTACTTAAACTTCTTTATCTTTTTTCCAACTTTCAGTTTGGGCATTATCCTATTCCTACAGGTCTGCCCTGTACCGCTTCCAATTGGAGTTCAGCGGCTTTGAGGGCGTTGTCTTGCTGTATCTTCTGGGCTTCCAGTTGCAGTTTCTGTTGCTTGATCTGTGTCTCTGCGACCTTTACGTCTAGTTCGCCTTTCTTGAGTTGCATTTCGGCTGCGGCCATCTGCTCTCTTGGCCCCGGTTGTCCTTGGGTGCGTCTGGGATCAGTTAGGAAGTCATCCACATTTTTGAAGCCCATGTTTTTAATCATCTCCGCGCCGAGGTTGTAGAGGTTCTGTTCGTTGATAATCGACAGACCCCCTCTCATCGCCTGTGCGGCAAACTGCATGAGAGTGGAGATGTGCATAAGCTGTTGGTCGCGGTTGCTGTGACCTAACCCGACAGACACGGTGCAATCCATCTTGTCCCTCCACATATCCGGACGGACGGGGATAAATTCGTTTCTCAGCATGACAATACGGGCTTTGTCCTGATTTTTCTGGACAAGCTCGTAAATCATCTGCATGAGTTCTTTTACTCCCGTTTCCGCAAAGCAACGGGCAATCAGTTCGACACGCTGCTGCGCTGCGGTCATCGTCTGGGAGACTGCGCTTGCCGTAGTGTGAGAGGTGAGGGTTCCCTCGTTCAATCCTTGGGAGTATTTCGTCATCCCAGACCTTTCCTCTCGTATGCCGTCCAAGTATTTGAGTGTTTCAAACACATACGGCTGAAGCGGAGGGGTCGGCAAAGGCGTCACCGCGTTGGGAACTTTCGTCCTGACAATTCCCCCTGGTCTGCTCGTAAGCAGATCATCCAGATTCACTTGACCTTCCATGACGGCATAGCGGCCATGATTCTGCATATACATATTGTCCAGCAGTGATCGTTGCAACGTAGATTTCTGGAGTTGCAGCGTCATGGTCAGATCGGCCATAGACATCCCGAAGAACTTGTGCGGGATTTTTATGGGGGTCAGCGTGGCAAAGGGTTTGCGGTCTACCGGCTCTTGCTCAAGAATTACATTGCCAGCGGTGACAACACGGAGGAGTTCTGCAATCCCGTCATCGTCTTGGTCAGACTTCAGGTAGCTCTCGTAAACCCAGACTTCTTGGAGTGCTTTTTCTACTGTGTCGCGGCCAAGCTGGGAAGAGTCATCAAACTCAAACCTCGCAATTCTTTCGGAGGAATATTCATGGTTACTGCCCCCGATTTCTTCTTCGTCAAAGTCATAACCCATCTCTCTGAGTTCAGAGAAGGTTTTACGGCTTCTGTGGCAGACAAATCTTGCGTCTTGGATGCTTTTGGCTTCCCGCGAGATTAAAAATTCTTCCGGCGGGACGTTTTCTATCTTTACCCGTCCACTTACGACTTTTCTGGTGATTACAACGTCATGTGTAACTTCCAGACCTTCCGTATTTTCGGTATGTTCTAAAACTTCTACCGCTTCAGGTGCGATAAGGGCTTCCAGTTCCAGATCGGTAAGATCTGTGTAGGTTTCCCTGTCGTTTTCGTCTGTTTCGTCCCACCAGCACTTAACAATGCCGTTTTTTTGCAGCAGTGCGTCCGTAAACCACGAATACAGGATCTCAAATCCTGGGTTATCTTTGGTGAAGATGTGGTTGATGTAGTCAGAAGCCTGTTCCGCTGCGGGAATATCCTCTGGCCCCGTAGGATGGAATTCCACAATCCTGTCGCCAGAAGCGAATACACGCATAAGAGAGGG